CTATTGCAATAAATTTATCTTTTTTAACAGCCATTATTGATCTACTTTAAAAAATTTATCAAGTTCATTTGTAACGTAGGTATATATATCCCTCTCCAGTGTAGCGCTATCTCCTATAAACTGCCTTGCTGGTATGGTGATAAATTGTTCTTTGGTAATTGCCAAATTGAAATAAAAGGTTGCTGCATCATTCGCAATTTTAGCTTCTTTAGTTTCCTTTCCGCTTTTACCCAAAACCTTACCAGCGCCATTGGCATAATACATTGCCCAAAAATATCTCCTCATTTGTGGTGTGATAGGGATAGTACCGCCATAGTTTTGAATCTCAGCGTATGGGATGCCATCATCAGCGCCAACTATAGCACCGTCAATAGTTGCCTTTTTTATCCTCAGGCTTCGCTTTAATATACCTCTGTTGGTGCCAACAGCCCGGCCACTGCTATTAGGCGTGTCAGGTATTCGGTTTTTCCATTTAACCAGTGATTTATCAGTAAAACCCTCATTGGTAAAACTGGCTTTAAAAAACGCCAAAGCAATCCCCGCTGATTGTTGTATCAATCGCAGTTTTATGTATTTGTAACCTTTAATCAGGTCATCAAACTCATCAGCGTGTTTGTTCTCTGCCATATTATTTACGCCTGAGTGTTTTGATCAGATCAATTAATGAATGCCAATTAATTTGAAATGAAAATTCGCCTCCAAAAATGAAAAAGCATATAAAAAAAGCTGTTACTAAGCCAACGACTATATGGCTATATACCTCCCAAATAATATTGATAAATTCTCTCATATTATTGCGATCCTAAGGCCAGCTCACTATCGTGTACTGATTCTGTTAAAAGCTCAGTTAAAATGCGTTTAATATCAGAGTTTTTTAAGCCATTTAGGTTGGTTGTATGCACCTCCAGCTTTTCAACCAGTTTGCCAATCGTAACCTGTACGTTTCGCACGGAACGGCCACCGGATAATGTTGTTGCTCCGCTGCCACCACCGCCCCGGTGACCTCTGCCAGTGCTTATTGAATACGGGGTATCAGTTTCGGGGCCATGTTTTACTAATCCCGTTGCAGTGCCAGTTGCTTTTTTAGCATCAGCATCCTTTTTGGCCTGATCTGCATCAGCTTTGTGGCTGGCAGCGATTGAGCTATCAAACCCTTTATTAAACGCCCCTGCTATACCTCCATCGGCTATTACTTTTTGAACGCCATTGTAAGCATCTTTAAAGCCATCAATAACCAAAGCGGGATCAAGGGTTAAAGCGCCTAATATTATTTCACCTAATCCCTTGAATACCGGCACAAGCTCGCTTGCAACTTCACCAATTCCAGCAAGTACAGCCCTGAAAGTTTCTGATTTCTCATAAGCGTAATAGACGCCTGCAGCTAAAATGCCTATACCTGTTATTAGCAACCCAACCGGGTTGGCATCCATAGCTATATTTAAAGCCCACTGAGCAGCAGTAAGTATGTTTGTTGCTATGGTTGCACCAGCCAGCACAATACTTTGAGCAGCGGTTGCCAATGTGACTAACACAATGTTTGGATTGAGCACTGCATAAGCTATGGCAGCAGCGCCAATACCAATACCCAAAGCTTTGAAAATATCAGCGTTATCCTTTACCCAATGGTAGCCATCAGCAATAGATCCAGCAACTGCTTTAACGCCATCCACTACATCAAAAAGCAACGGTATGGCCACCCTTAGCCCATTATCAATAAACTGGCCGAATCCCTTTTTAAGGACTTCCATTTTTTCATCCAAATCACCAGCTGGGCCTAATACCGAACGTGCAGCCTCTGCAGATCCGCCAAACTCAGTTTGCAGCTCTTTTAAAATGATTGCTTGCGCCTTTTGCACCTGGCCGTGTTTAACGTCCGTATCTATCATGTTTTTTTGAGCATCACTAAAGCTAACGCCTACACGGTGCAGTGCTGTTATGCCTTTAATCGGATCCTGCAGGGCTTTATCCAACTGGAGTGCTGCACCCTTTAGATCTGCAGGGCCATCTCCGCCCATCCTGGTTGCTAAATCTTCAATGGCTGGCAGTGCCTGGTCGAATATTGCGCCACGAATATTGGTAAACGTTAACTGTATGGCTTCTGCCTGTTCTGTTTGCGCCTGGCTAAAAAGAGTTTTATGCTCCAGCTCCTCCGCTTTATCGCGCAATTCGTCCAGGCTAAGGCCAGCCACGCCTGCAGTGGTTTTAATGCCCTGTACAATTTGTGCCTCAGCTGCTGCTGTTGAGCGATAAATGCTCAGTGATTCTTTGCCAAAATCAAAGATTTTTTCAATTGCGAAAGCCTCAGCTATTGCCGTGCCTACTTCGCCAATAATTTCCTTTAAAGAGCCAAAATGTTCATGGGTGTTTTGGACGGCCTCATCCATGCCTGTTATTTCTGATTTCGCCTTTTCAGCGCCACCGAAATCACCGTCTTTTATATTGATTATATAATCTAATCCTTTAGACATTTTATTCCTCCTCTAAAACTTCATTAACCTGTGAACGAATAGTTTTTGCAACGCCTTTTGAAACGTCGAAATATGGGTGTGTATCAGGAAATGCAACCCCTGATTTGCCAACGTTTTGCTGGAACATCTCAGGCATATCAGGCAGATCTCCCTTTGCAACCGGCACCTGCTCAGATCCAACAGCTGGTGATGTATCGCACCTGCACCCCCAATCATTAGGTGGGAAATAAGTATCCCAAAATTCATGGTCAATCGGATAGGTAGCGCCCTCCAGCAATGCGTGCTCCTCCCTCACCCGGTCATCACCTGCAGTAACATAAGTAAGCATCTCAATGCCGTTTGTAATAAAGTCCTGCCATGATGCTGCAGCCTGAGCGGATGCAACCGCTGTACCGTATTCAGAGCTTAAATAAACTTCGTTATAGGTTTCATTAACCTTTTGCACATCGGTTAAAAAGTCTTTAAACGATTTCAATTTACCGTTATCGTCCTTTAACAGCAGCGTGGTTTCTTTCAGCTGCTGGTAATTTTTAAACCCGCTGAATACGTAAACGTTATTATTCAGCTTAGTTAAAAAGGTTCGCTCCTCATCAGTAAGATCTTTACTATCCAGCGTTTTGCCAAAGCCTTTAAAAATGCCTTTCATAAGTTGGCCAGCAATCTTTTTAACCATTGCCTTATCAATTTGGCCACTGGTTAATTTTCCCTCATAAATGAGTTTTGCTATACGCTGCACTTCCGGCTCTAAGCCCTCAACTTTAACAGATAATGTAATGGTGCTGCACTTAACACACATTATACAGTCCTCCCATAATATAAGTCCTGTATGCTTGCATGTAGCTTTAACAGCCGTTTGGCGCTCATATCATTTTCATCATCATCAAAGCTCTCCTGATCTGTTGGCACGGATGCTGGTGTTACTACTTTGATTCCGGTAATTTTTACGCCGAATTTTTTAGATACATCATCCATATCCAGCTGAAAGCCCATATTATTTACAGCCGTATATATTTTAGCTGCTGCCTGCAGATCCTCAGGTTGATCCCACTGCAATTTATCACCCTCATCCAATGGCCAGCCATGTACATCTCTCAGGATAGGGATAAGCATTTCGTTAAACAGCGTTTTTACGAAGCGCTCATCATCCTTTGTAATTTGATCCATTACACGCTCATGCACTTCGCCCTGAGATCTGCTGCTGCCATTCATTGAGGTCATGGTTTGACCGCATATTAAAATTGCCAGCTCCTCATTTGCAGATTTTATAAGCTGAGCAAAAACGTTGAACGCATCTGAGTGCTTACTCTCCCTTATATCCAGCTCCGTGCCCTGAGGGAAAATACCGTATGATGATGTGCTCATATCTCTCAGCCAGCCCTCAATTTCACCAATTACCCTGGCATCTTGTGATGCCGTTTTAACGGTTCGTATAGGCATCCCGAATATCTCAGCAAACTCATCCCAATTCTGCCAGCCGTGCTTTTTAATTATGGCCATTGGTGCTGCCTTATTCAGCAGGCCCAAATCATAGCGATCTCCAGCAGGGAAAACATATTTTTTCAAAGGATCCTCTGTGAAATCAAAGCCCTCAAAATCACTCTGAAAACGGGTTACTATCTTTAATTCAGGATTTACGTTTTTGCGTGGTATTAATACCAGCTTTTGGATCCATGAGGTTGTGCCATCAAAAGCCAGCTCCTCAATATATGGCACTGAGTAACCATAAAATATACTTTCCAGCCACCACTTAAATAAGTCGTTAACCCAACCTTTATCAAACAGATCCGTTTTGTCCTGGTCAAACTCTTTTTTGGCATTCATTATGTTAAACGCCTTGTTTTTAACAGGTAAAATGCGGTGATTGTAAATTAACCCGCTAATGAAGTTATCCAGGATAATATCATCGTATATATCATATAGTAACGTCCTGATAGGATAATCGGGATTCTCAGCCATTGCCCTGGCTGCAATCCAATCCTCCATATCTTTTGAGTATAAAGAGCGCTGCTGTTTTACAATAGCAGCCATTACCATACCGGGATCCTTTTTGATTTGATCCTTAGTAAATGAGGTGCCGTCTTTCAGCGTAATGGTGCCAGCATGTTTAAGCCCGGATAAAGGCCCTGTTTTCTTGACTGCAGGTTTAGACTTATTCGTTTTGTTTTGCATTTTAACAATGTTTAAATGGTGTTTAAATGGTTACCACCTTTTTGAATATTTGCGATTTGTGCCTGTTCTCAGCAGTGGATCAGGCGTGGTTTCAGGCAGCAGTGGTAAATCCGGCAATAAGCCACCGCCATTAACACCGTTTAAAAAAGTTATGGCAGCATCAAATCTTTTTACACGTTCAGCGGGTACTACACGGGAGGCGGTATTGCTATGCAGGTGATAAATAATTAAATCTATCAGGTACATAATCAATAGCGGATTTCTTGCAGCTCCTGCAGCTCCAAAGGTTGCCACTACATCATACCTGGTGCGCAAATAGGTTGATGCCTGCTCGATAGCTGCAAGCTCCGCAACGTCCAGGCTGGACGTGCTAATTTTTAGCACGTTCAATACCGCCTCCCTTACCTGGTACTGTACAAAATCATCATCAGTTAAAAAAATCATAATTACTCAGTGTTGGATTTATTGAAAATCTTTAATTGTCCGCTTAGCTTGCTTACTTCAAGGGCTAACTTGTTTTTCTCCTCCAGCTCCTTGTAGTATTTTTCACGCCAATCCCGCACGTCCTTTTTGAGCTCTACAATTTCATTGTTGTTCTCATTTACATTTTTCTGTAATTGTTCAACCAGCATCACCAGGGCGGTGTATTGCTCATTTTTGGTCATGCTCAGCCTGTCTGCTAAGCTTTTAAAAACGCCTCCTGTAAATACAGCGCCAACCGTGCTGGCTACTAATCCTAATATTGTCATATTACCATTTCCTTTTTTGTGGTTTACCTATAATTGGTTTGAAATTCGCTTGTGGTTTGTGCTGGTCTAAAAGGTTCCATGCGCCCTGGTCTGAATCCGGTGAATCATCAGGCGTATTGTAGCCAGGCTCAATTCCCTTTAATTGGTTGTTGCCCTCAACCATATCAGGGTTGTGCATCTCATCAATGTTGTAAAAGTTTTCACCATTTACATAAGATGGTTGCATCTGCACCATACGGATATATTTGGGATCCTTTTTGGTTTCATCTAATAATACAACCAAAGGTTTTTTTCCGCTAATTACCCGGTCCTTATTGTGTGTAACTAAAGCAGCCTCAAATAACTTATTGGTAAACTGCTTTTCCATATACCATAGGATAGCCACACCTGCAGGCAGCTTATCATTTAAAGCGCTCATAAATTCAAACGCCTCAACTATCGGCACCCTGCGTACAAACGATTTAATGCAGTGCCTCTCCCAATCACCGGATGGTTTTGATAGGCCAGCCCAAACACGAACGGCTTTAAAATCTGAGGTTGGATTATTCTCAAAGGATGGATCAAAATACCCTATAATCATAGTGTATTGCTTTAGCTGATGCCACATTTTAATCCAGTGGATCATTGAATCCTTAAATATTTCTCCCTCAACATGATTTTCATGGAAAAACTCAGTACGCCCAAAAACACCTGCAGCCTTGACTTTGCTGTTAATCATATCCAGCGTATAGCGCTGATACCAGGCAGGCAGGCCAGTTTTAGGATCAATAGCAAATATTTTAGAGTGGTATATATTATCACGCTTTGGAGCGCCTGGCTTTATATCGCCTACCATGTGAGCCAGTACTGATTGAGCGTGGATTCTATTACCAGCAATTACCAATGTAGATCCCCTTGTGTCTAACGCAAAAAACAGAGCGCCTAAAATGGTTTTTAAGATCTTTTTAACACGCTTTTGATTATTGACTAAAATATCATCATCAATATCATCACAAACTGCATAGTTAGGCCTACGCTGGCCTTTACGTGCTCCACGTGGCGACTGATCACGTCCAACAGCTAAAAACCTGATTCCTGACTTTGTGGTAAAATCACCCTCGCTCCAATCGCCAAAATTGTGTTGCTCGCCATAATCATGTGTGAATAAGCTGTTGTATTGTAGTTGCGCCTGTATATCTCCTAATAGATTGCTGGCATCATCATCATTTTTACCCATCAGGATCATGCCGTTTAGCGTACCCTGTGACATCATCCACATTGGTATTAAAATATCAGCATGAACGGATTTTGCGTGTTCGCGTGGCCACTCTAAAACAGCTATTAAATTGGGATCTTCTATTGGTCGTTTTTGCAAAACGATTTTGTTTGCTGCCTTTATATGAAAGTCGGCACAATCCACATCAGCGTAAATGGGGAAATAGGTTTTTACAAAAAAATTGTAATCTCTTTTTGCCCTGGTGATGCGCTGGTATTGATCCGCACTACTTTCCGAAATGTTTACAGCCGTGCTATCCTGTACCTGGTCGCAAAATAGTTTCCAGTCCTCATAAGTACGGCGCTCAATTACTTTGTTAGCCATTGCTTACTAATTCATTAATAAAATCCTTTTGAAACTTATTGAGATCCTTTGCCAGTTCAGGTTTTTTGGCGAAAAGCCATATAGTAAATTCTTTCGCACAATTAATGTGCTGGGAGACGGTAACCTTTTTATTTGATAAAAATTCAATGGACTTAGTGACCTTGATTAAGGCATCGGCATCTATCTTATCAGCATCAACCAGCGCCTCCAGTTTTAAGTAAAGTTTCTTTATGATATTGGCAGCTGTAATACTTGTAGCTCCTTTTAAAGAATCCCATCCGTACTTTTCTTTATTCTCTGTAAAGGTTTTCTCAGTCCAATCTACTATTTCACAAATTTCCTTTTGCGATTTGTCGGTATTGAGGTACATCTCCAATGCAAGATCTCTTTTCCTTTCTCTGCTTAATTTGCTGTCTTTAGCCATGTTTTTACTTGTGTCCTACAAAAATGTAGGAAAAAACAGCCTTAAATAAATGGACATTTCCATGCTGTACTATTTTCTGTATTTTATGTACTAAATCCAGCTCATTAAAGAAATTACTGTTTTTTTTCTTTGTTTTATCGCAGCATTTTTGGGCTTCATTAAAGAAATAAGCAAAAAAACTGCATGAAAAAAAGTTCAAAAGTCTTTACGCTATCAGACGAATCAAAGAATTTATATGAGTTTACCGTGCTAACTGCAGGGATAGATCGCACCGATTTTGATAAAAACCCGGTGTGCTTATATAATCACGATTACGACCAGCTTTTAGGCTTGTGGAGCGACCTTTCAATTAGTAACACAATCCTATTAGGCACACCCTCATTTGACGAGGAGGATCCAAACGCAATGCTGTATTGCAGCAAGGCTGAGCAGGGTATTTTAAGAGGAGCCAGTATTGG